CTGGAAGCCAAGACACGTGCAGATCAAAGTAAATATAGTAGGAATACTGCGAGGGCGTTCTAATGACAGTATCAACAAAGAGTGGCGGTAAGGTTTACGTAACTTACGTAGATCAATGGCTTGACACAATCCCTGCTGCTGAGTCTGAAGAGTTCAGAGAGTTTGCAGAAGTTACGCCTTCCATCATTGAGATCTGGGTATACGCAGGAATCCTTAAATATCCAGGCACATTCAACGACCTAGCACGCTGGGTCAAAATGAAATACAAGAAACTGAATAGACGTGAAATCCTTAATAGTGAGATTGCTGCTCTTCACTCCGATATACAAGAGCTTCGAATGGCAATTACCTCCGGTGAAATCAAAGGAGACAATGGAGCCGCACGCCTGGCTGCACTGGAGAAAGAGCTTAGATCGCATATTGAAGTCTCTGAACGGATGAACCGCAGTACGGACAAGAAAGGTTTGATCCTTGCTGGTGCTGACCGTGTGATGCGTGAGATGACTGCCATCTTCAAAGATGACCCACAGTTTGCTGAACCTATTGAGAATGCAATCAATGCTGTGTGGGCCAAGGTCTACAGCGAGTTAACGCAGAACTGATGTCTTACGGATATACCGTCGAAGCCCCTATGGATAACGGGTATATCCCGAACAGTAGCTTTGTGCCCGGTCGTCCTGACATGCCAGACGCATCATTGCCCGTCATTGCTGCAGCTAGTACTGACACACTAGGTAGACGCAACACACTGGCTAAGGCTCTGCCCGCAATGCCTGCTAGTGAAATCGGTGATCTGTCGTTTACCAACTACAAGCAAGTCAAAGCATTCGAAGATATGCAGGCACTTGCTGTAGGTCAGGCTGATCGTAAGTTTGCTGAAAGGCAGAACAGGGCAGTATCTAAATACAAGAATGATCAGGCACAAAAGATTGCTGAAAAAGACGCAAAGCCTGAAGGTCGTTCTGCATATAAGCGCTCAAAATTTTCTGATAGAAAAAAGAGGAATGCAGCGAATCGTATAGCCCAAGGTCTTGGGGCACTACATGTAATGTTTGCTATTAGATAGACTGTTCCTAAAGGAGCAGTGTATGGCAGTTGCAAGTTCAGCATTAGCGTATCGCCGAATGGCACAAATGACGGCTACGAAAGTAACGTCAAAGCCACCTAGCGAACAAGTACTAAGAGCACGTGATGACTTTCACGACTTCTGCATTGCTATGGGCAAGGCTCCTGCAAAGCACATGCTGGAGTGGCATGCAGAACTAGTAACAGGAGAAGATAGTGAATGTCTATTAGGAGTAGGCGGACCAAACACATCGATCCTCGCACCTCGGGGATCTGCGAAAAGCACTGTCCTTGGTTTGTTTGCTGCCTGGATGATCGGCCGTCATGCCGCTGCCAAGAAGATGCTACGCATCCTGTACATCGCTTACATGGTCGACATTAGCCGTGCAAAGTCAGCAACAATCAAAGGAATCCTTACATCAGCAAAGTACCGGGAAATCTTCCCAATGGTGCGACTATCAAAGATAAAGAGGTCAGACGAGTATTGGTCAATTGATTATGAATTTGCGGGGATTGATACAGCAGGTGAAGAGGCTTTCACAATTGCGTGTGGAGGTCTCAAAGGCGCTATTACATCCAAGCGATCCCAGCTCGTTCTTATCGATGACCCTATTAAATCCGCTGCGTCGATCAACAATCCGGATATTCGCCGTGAAATGGAACAAACATGGAGTAATGTTATTGCGCCCACTATGTTCCAAGGTGCACGCGCCATTTGCCTGGGCACCCGTTTTCACTTTGACGATGTACACGCCACACTATTTGTTCCAAAAAACAACTGGAAACAAATCATCCAGCAAGCAGTCATAACAGACGACAACGGTAAACAGCGTAGTTACTGGCCAGAGTTCTGGTCAATGAAGTACCTCAACCAACGTAAGTTGGAAGATCGTGTTGCATTTGCGTATCAGTATCTCAACACTGCTGTACGTAATACAGACGTTGGTATCTCACCAGAACTAATTGTTAAAAGCATCGTGCCTGATGACTACGACTGCCTTGGTGTAGGCATTGACTTGAGTGCTGGTCTGTCCGAGAAAAATGACTGGACTGTAATGACACTTGGCGGCATCAAGGACGGCAAGATCTACTTGATTGATCAGCGTCGCAATAGAACGATGGGCAACCTTGCCAAGATGGACACACTGTGTGAAATGCTGGCTGACTGGAACATCCTTGCTGAGAACGACGAAGGACAGTTCTTCCCAACAATGTCACCGTGCATTATCTGGCCTGAAGCAGTGGCATATCAAACATCATTTGAAGGTGACTTCAAACGAGTGTGTATGGAAGAGCGTGCTCTATACAATCTTCACTGCTCACCAGTCAAAGGATTTAAGGGTGACAAACTGGCACGACTGCGTGGTGTCTTAGGTCTATACGAGAACAAAAGGATCGTATGGAACAAGTGGCGTAAATGGGATGTACTCGAAGAAGAGTTGCTGAACTTCGGTCACTCACAGCACGATGATGCTGTTGACTCGATGGTGCTGACTATTGGTGGACTATTAAGACGGGGCAATTTACAACTTGACTACAATAGTGATAGCTTTGAATTATAAATCGTACCATGGCGACATACGGTGGTCTGAATAAGGCTTGGAACGAACTTACTGCGGGCCAACAAGAGAAGTATGGTTCTAAAAAAGATTTCCGTGCCGCCAAGGATGAGCGTAGGCAGCAAGAGCAGACTGAATCGGATAATACCAACCGTGAACTGTACAGCAATAACTATGGCAGTCTGACTGACGAGCAACGTGCTGATGTTGGTTCGCGTTCTGATTATCGTCAAGCACGTAATGATTGGCGTCAAGATGTACGCAACCGTTCTGGTGGTATGGATGCTGATACTGATGCTTCTACTGGGCAGAAATGGCAGAAACAGCTTGTAGGTAAAGAATATGAAGATATGGGTAAGCGGTATAGAAACCGCGTCGATGAAGATGAATTCAACGCTCGCCAAGACGCACAGCGTATGGCTGGTGAAGCATTGGCAGACGGTAAGACTGCTGATGAATTGAGAAAAGGTATTTACGACGTTGAGAACCTGGCTGACTTCGATCTGCGTGCCGGTGGTGCTGGTGGTCTATACAGCAAAAATTACTACGACGGTGGTGATGACGACGGCACTACTAACAAGTTAGGCAAAGGTGCCGCACGCTTGGGTAGTAAAGAGATCCGGAAGCTGGCAGCAGCCGGTCATAGTAAAGAAGACCTTGCTGCTTATGCCAAGCAAATTAATGATGGTGAGATCGACGGCAAAGTTGGAGCACGAGCACAGAAGTTGCTTAACAAGTACACCAGTGAACTGACTGAAACTGAGACCGAAACTGGTGGCGAAACTGGAGGTGAAACCGGTGGTGGATCCGGCGGTGGTGAAACTGGTGGCGGTTCCGATGGTTCAGGCGGTAGTTCCGGCGGTGGTCAAACCGGTGAAGGCGGTGGTCAAACCGGTGGAGGCGGTGGTTCCGACGACAGCGAGCAGACCCAAGACACGTTGATGGGCGGTGGTCTAAACACAGGTGGCACTAATACTGGTGATGCAAGTACTGGTGGTGTTAGCGGAGGTACCAACAACACTGGTGGTAACAACACTCAGACAGGACAAGTCAACCAAGTCGGTGCTGGCAGTGTGAATACTGGCGGTAACGAGCAGAACACCGAAGTCAACTTTGGTGATGACGAGACTACAATCAATGGCAACAACAACACTGTTGATAACTCTGAGCGCTTCTACGGTGGTGATCAGAACAACATGAGTATTGTCTACGGTGATGGCGCCAATTCGTATAACACTGCTCCCCTCAGTGACCTAACCACGTTGGGTTATGGCAAGCCTTCCGATAGTCCTTCTAAGCAGGCACAGTACGTTGACTTCTATCAAGACCTGAATAGTCAGGCACAGAGTAAGTACCGAAACACTGGTTCTGACACGTCCTTTAAGTACATCCAGAACGCAGCAGCAACCAATCCTATTGATTACGTTGCTTTGAATGACGCCATCTCTGATCAAATTCAAAGTCATTACGATAACGCTCAGATCCAGAGCAACTACTACATGGGTGACGGACACAACTATGTGCCGCCCACCTATCAGATGCCTGATCCTCCGGAGCCTATTGAAAATACAGCCGGCGAGATTGCTGAAAACGCAGCAGACAGGATTGACGACGATTGATTGCTAGACTTATTAAATAAGTAATAAGTGAATAATGAATCCGCACGTATCGAACGAGTTCCAGGAGATTCTGACTGCTGCTAAAGAGCGTCGAGGTGACCTTTCTGTAGACAGCATGATCGTCTCCTCGCATCTCGCTCAGATGCGTCTTTTCATGCTTAGGCGTGGTGTGGAGTTCTACGCAGAGCAAGATTCGTTTGGAGCAAGACGGCAGTTCATTGCCAATGTCTGCGAAGAAAACCAACTGGACATGAAGCTCGACAGCATTGTCGATTACTTCTTGTGTGACGGACAAGGTCTGTTCTACTTCCGCCCAAGCGGTGATAGTTACCAGTTGATGTTCTTCCCTAAGGACTCATACCGTGCTTACCGCGACCAGAACAGTGAGATCGAACAAGTCGAGTTGATCTACAGTTTTAAGGTCAACGAGCCCAACATGATGGATGTATATCCGCAGCAGGGCGATGGACGTGGTGGTAAGAAGAAATACATCAAACTGAAGGTCTACCGCGATCGTATTGAGCAGACCATCAGTGACGAGAAGCTTGAATTTGAAGATAGTGGTGGTCTAGTTAAGCCTGCCGGAATGATCGGTGGTCAAACAGAAACACTGATCAATAGCCTTGGCTTTATCCCTGCAGTTGAAATTTTCAACTATATGGATTGCACAGGTGAGTCCATCGGTAACGGAGAATTCGACTGGTTGTCGCATCAGATCCTGTATCACGATGAGTTGGTACGGAACATCCGTAAGAACCTCAAGTTCTTCGGTAACCCAACTCTGGTCTCTAGTCGCCCCAGACACGATCTAATCGAAAGTGGGGACGAATCCTCATTCAAGCCGACAATCAGCAGCCAAGCCGGTTTTGCGCCCCTTGGAGCAAGTGGTAGGCACAGCACCCGCGTTAGTCAGCCATTCGGTGCTTCATCTGATGGCCAAATCAAGGTGCCTCGGGTTATCGCAAACCTGGAGCCCACTGATCGTGTGTCGTACATGACGCCTGACAGTGTGTCTGGTGACCAGAACATGTACGTCAAACAGTATCGCCAAGAGATCCGTTTGGCTCTTGGTGGTGTTGATGACTTGGACATCAGTACTGCATCTACTGCCTATGAGATCAAAACTCTCTATGGTCGTGTTGCTGCTACTGCTGAGAAGAAGGCAAAAGCCATGTTCACCTATGGCTTGTGCAAAATCTTCAGCATGATGATCCATAACGAAGAGCAACTGTTTAAAGATTCGTTTGCTGCAGCTATTGGTCTAATCAAGCCAGTGCCTCCACTTCAGGAAGACTTTGAAGATCCCGAAGAGTTTGAGAAAGCACAGGAAAAGTATCTTGCTGATCTGCAGAAGTTCACGCAAAAACGTGAAGAATCAATTCGCGCTACACTGGATTCAGGCGAGATGCCTCCGGGCATTACTGGCCTCATTCCAGACGGCAGCACTAAAGTTAGCTGGCGTTGGGAAGGACAAGTCTTTGAAGAAAGTACAGACGATATTCTCAACAACTCCATCGTTGTTCGTAACTTGCAAGAACTCGGTGTTGATTCGATTGAGGCTCTGAAGTATCTCTTCCCAGGCAAGACTGATGAAGAACGAGCCGCCATGCTGAGTGGCTATCCGTTCCGAATGGTCCAACAAACTCAGCAAAGTATTAACCAGTTCATTGGTCTGCTCGGGTCACTTTATCAATTACCGCACCCACAGACACCAGAATTACCCTTGGCGTCCGATCCAAATCTGGACCTCACAGGATTCTTATATCGATCACTTGAATTTTTACGTAAGGAGCTAAGTTACAGTGGAAGCTACAAGCCAAGTACAGACAGCAGCGAGCCAAGCACCCTCAGCGATGCCGACAAGCTTCGCGCCTCCCGTGGCACCCCAGTTCGCGAGCAGCCCCGCCCAAGCCTCGCCGGCCTTGAATCTGGCGCCAATGATGGCAGCTACGCCAACGGCAACCTCCCCGGCAGCAACCTACCAGCAAGCGGCGGTCCCGCAAGGTTCGGTGGCCAACCCATGGCAGGAAGCGTTCCAGGCGCTCAGCGCAAGTTTGAATACAAGCAACCCATACCAGGCCCAGGCATCACGATCGGCTTACCAGACGACCCCAACTCCCCAACAGGTCCAGCAGGCAACGTGGGGTTCACAGGCGCCTTCGGTAGCCCCGATTTCCAGTCCCCAAGCTTCAACCCAGGGCTACTCGGAGGCCCAGGTGGAGGCCCTGGTGGACAAGGCGATCGCCCACGGAGCCAGCAAGGCAAGCGACGCGTATCTAAGTCAAATAAGCGATCAAAGTCTTGAGGTTCTTGAGCACTTCGGTGCTGAAGCCCCTGTCCTTCTGAACCAGTACGCCTGTGCAGTTGAAGATGCACTGATCGAACAAGTTCAGCGCACCCAAGCACAAGGTCTGCTTCTCCAGGCTGCTGGTGAAGAGCGTGCTGCTATGAACCTGATGCTGACGGATCCCGACATCCTGGCTGATTACGTCAACGACTTCTTTGGTCCTAACGGTCCTTATCCGACTCCAACCGAAAGTGAGTTGGCACAGATCCAGCAGCAAGCTGCACGTGAGCAGTTCGAGCAAGAGATCCTTGCCCAAGAGCAGAACGTTGTTCCTCAGAACTTCCAACGTCCGCAAATGGATATGCCTCAGCGTGGTCAGCAAAGTAATGCTGCTCGTAACTTCTGGGGTGGATTCAGCCAGATCATGGATAACAACCCCGAGGATGCATGGAAGTTCCTGTCCCAGGCAGATCCCCGTGCTTTCCAAGCCAAAGTTATGGTCCAAGATCTTTGATTACAATAGAAGTATTGAAGTGAATTAGATCATGCAACCTCTAGCACCTAAAGGTAAAGGCTTCCACCCAGCATCCGAAGAGACGCTTGCTATGTCCTCCGAAGCGAGGAACCAAGCAGGCATGCTCACTACCTCTGCACCCATTGGTACAGAGCGGATGCTGAGCAGTGGTCCTATGGATAAGGTTGAAGTAAACGATCAGCCATATAACAACACCCAGCACACGATGCAGAATCAAAAGCAGAACATTCTTTCTGCTATTCCGCAGGCACAGTCCAATGCTATTCAGGGTGTCCGTAAAGGATCTACTGATCAGTCTCAGGCTGAGTACAAAGCCCAAGCCTTCGCTAATGAGCGTATGGCAGAGGTTCTTTATGCAAACGATGGCGGTGCAGCTCTGATGCAAATCAATGAGCTTGCCGCCGATCCTGCACAGATGAGGAACTTTATGCAGCGCATTGGTGAATCCAAACTGGCTGCAACTAACAATCCGCAAACTGGCTTTACATCGACTAACTTCGCTGGTTGATAGAATTAGTACAGGTTAATTAATACTGTGCTGTGCGTAAGGCTGGAGATTTTGCTAACGATCCTGAGGTGTTCCAAACTATTTGGAAGCACCTCAAATCTGATGGCGTAGAAGATCAAGCTGCTAATCAAATGGCAGCTGAAATGGTAACCCATGGTGAAGATTTTGATAGCAGTATCGAACGCTATGAGCGCAACCTAAGTAATTTCAAGGAGAGAGGATATAACGAACACGCTGCACAAGCCATGGCAGTAGAATCTCTCGAAAGTGGTGAAGATCCACGAGAAAGTATTAGATTTGCCCGCATAAATGGTTGACAATAGGTATACTTAGGGCTTAGAATAAAGTATACCCAAAGAATACTATATGACACAACCAAAACTTTCAGGTGATTCCGTTCGTGCCTACCTTCGTGATATCGGGCGAATCCCCTTGCTTGAGCATGATGAGGAGATTCTGCTCGGACGAAAAGTACAACGGTTGATGGAGATTAAAGGGCTTGAAGAAGAAATGGACATTCCTAGCGAAGATGACTTGGCTGGGGTTCTTGGTATCACTTGCAAACAACTTCGTAAGGAGCTGAGAGATGGCGAAAAAGCTAAAGACAAGATGGTCACAGCAAACCTCAGGCTCGTCGTTTCAGTCGCTAAGAAATACACCAAGCGTAATATGGAACTACTGGACATCATCCAGGAAGGTACGATTGGGCTCGTACGTGGTGTCGAGAAGTTTGATCCTGGTCGTGGTTATAAATTTAGTACTTATGCTTATTGGTGGATCCGCCAAGGCATCACGCGGGCCATCGCGGAGAAGTCCCGAGCCATCCGTCTACCGATCCATGTTACTGAGAACCTCAACAAACTCAAGAAAGCCCAGCGTGAGTTGAGCCAGTTGAATGGAATGATGCCTGACGTCTTCCAACTTTCTGATTATCTTGGCCTGCCTGTCGACGAGATCAAGGACTTGATGTGTAAGGCGCGTCAGCCAACATCACTTGAAATCAAGATTGGAGAGAACCGTGACACCTCGCTGATGGACCTGCTGGAAGATGAAACCCAGTTGCCATCCATGTTGCTAGAGCAGGCATGTGTCAAAGAGGATATTCGCAAACTGATCGGTGACTTGCCCGAAATGCAAGCCGCCGTAATCAGCATGCGTTACGGGATTGGTAGCGAAATCCTGGAACCCATGTCAATGACCGCTATTGGACAAGTACTGAACATGTCACGTGACCGTGTTCGTACCCTTGAGCAGAAGGCAATTAAAAACCTCAAACTAGAATCGAATCAGATTAGCGAGTATCTTTAATACAATTGAAAGTAGTGCCAAAGCGCAGTAATGGACGTCACTCCACAGATACTTGATATTCATCGGATATATGGGAGCAGCGACAATACTGCCCCCGCACAACTCTCAAGCAGCAGGGCACTCAACTACGCCAATGGTGCGTCTATTCAGAAGCCTGAACAATCTCGTGTCACGAAGATTCCGTTCACGTTTAACTATGTAGATGCTGTTGGGCTGTTTGGCGTAGAGAATCACTTTGTCAAAATCAACCTTGCCGTAATCGACACTGGCTTGGATAACGTCGTCATCAATTCGTATGAAGACGCAGACATGACAATTGAAAGCACAGCAGTTGTCAATACGTATGAGACAGGATACTTCAATGAAGACGAAGACAACATCACAATTAATACTTATGAGCCTGCCCTGGTTACCTTTGACGTGCTGCCTAAGTACATCAAGGCAAAGTTGAGCGTAGAACTAATCAACAACAAAACAGGCAATCAATACATTGATCGTGACCTGGATGTGCGTCTATATACAAAAGACAGGCAAGAGTGGGATTACGACAAGATGTACTTAGATCTGACTGACAGTTTCTACGTTGGCTTTCATGCCCGCAATACAAGACGCCTACCCTACAACGTTACTTGTAGGATAGGCTTTGAGTATCTTGACTTCTACGATCTATCGCCAGCGCAAAAACGATTAACGCCTAACTTACAGTGATCGTTCCGCCCATGTCTTCGTGGTTAGCACACTGGTAGCTGAAGGTTCCAGCGATAGGAGGAGTGAACAGAAGGATGTCACCCTCTTGCTCAACACCGACAGTTACTTCAGTCGTCTTGCTGGAATCAGTGTAGATCTTGAAGGGATGCCCTGACAGTGAGGCATCAGACAGATCGAACTTAAACACATCACCCACTGCACCTGCGATACCAGCGTTGGCTACACCATCAAGTTCAAATTCTCCGCTGTCGACAGTAACGTCGTAGGCAAAGGTAGCACTAGCAGCACGAGTAGAGAATGACGGGTTAATGGTGATAGATCTGAAAGCAGTTACCGTATCAC